TTAACTGCTGGACCTGCCGCTGTAGCTGGGATTACATCCTTAGCTGTACGGATAGGTGCTTGATCACCAGCGTTAGCATGTGCTGTTGCAACGTTAGGTTTCTTAGAAGCAACTTCTGCTTCTTTTTCGTCTTGTGCGTTGTTCTTAGCATTAGCTTCATTTGGTACTGGATTTTCAGCAGGAACTGAGTTAGTAGCTGTACGAAGTACTGCTTGGTCGCCTGCTGCAGCATCTTTAGTTACTGCATTGTTGGGACCACTTTCAGCACCAGCTAAATGTGATTCTTCATCAATTTGTTCTGCAGAATCTGTAGCTTTTGATTCAGCTAAGATTTGTGCAATTTTTTGTTCGATCGACATCTTTTTCTCCTATTTTTGTGTATCTTTACAGATATACTATTATTTATAGTTATTTAATTTTCGAGAGGAAAGTTTGGAATGCCCTAATCTTTGCCTCTTGTAAATTTTTACTAGACGCACGACGGATATTCGCCTGCATTTCTCGTAAGTCTTTCTCCACAAACCTTCCATCGACCATAACCCATTCCTTAGACTCCATCACACCCTCTACGAAAGCATTAGGGGCTGATGGGTCAGCTACGATATCCGCAGCTGTCGCTAAAGTGAAATCTTTACCAACATATGATACGTCACCTTTTCGATCGAGCGAACCCATACCTCTTGAAGATACACCTAGTGTAGCTCCTTCGTCGATAAGGGACTTTACGATCTTACCATAAGGTGTATCCATGATCTTAGCTTTACCAATGAAGTTATCACCTTCACGGCGTAAGTTCTTGATCATATGTGATACACGATCTAAGTTGATCGTTGGTGAATCAGGATGACCTAACTCGCCAAATGCACGATTTTTACTGACGTACTCGTCGTTATATCGTTTTACCTCATTATCAAGTATCTCTACTGGATAGATGCGGCCGTTACGATTCTTTAAGTTCGATTGAAGGAATACGCCTTCAATGAAGTATTCTTTGCCCTTACCTAGTTTTTCTTCAACTAAGTACTTAACTTGTTCGGTGTGTTCTTTTATGAGTTTCATCTTTTATACCTTATCTGGTGAACCTGAAAGAGTTGTAGAAGCGCCAACGCGAGTTTCGTCATCGTATGCGCCATATTTTTCGTACTCAATCTTGCTATAGTATCCAGCAACTTTATGTAATACCAAATATGTAGTAACGTTTGCACCACTAGTACCACCATGTGTAACTACTAAGTTACTAGTATTCTGTAAGTTATTAGTAAAGCCATACTGATTGTATTGCATCGTCACAGCATGTTCTGGAGAAGCCGCAACAGCTATGTATCCTGTAGCACCAGTAGCTCCGCGATTAACTACAAGTGTTGATCCTGGTAAACCGCTGCTGTAAACGCCAGAGATGTTTACTGTTGGAGCTGAGTAGTCTGTAGATCCAGTAGCACCTAGTGCTTGTCTACCATTAACTAAATCTGTTAATGAGATCGTCGCTGTATCATTCGCACCCTCAACCTTAACTACAGTTTCTAGATGAGAGTTTTTAATAATTGAGCTAATTAATGCCATTGTTATTCTCCAATTTGCTTAAGCACACTGATAAAGTTATCTTTACTTTGTCTCATGTGCTCAATGATTTCGTGTTGATTGCTAAATAAATTCTTTAATCTTTCTTGTGTTTGCTCATTGATAGCTATGATGGTGCCGTCTTCGAGCTTATAATCTATCTTACCTTCGATAAGCTTATCTAACTTATTGAGGTTTCTTATATCCTGTACTGCAGGATCCACAGTAAATTGTTTAGAGGAAGCAAAATCTATATATGACTCTATTAAAGTATCTGTAACTTTTATGTCGTGATGTTCTTTAATTATGTTCGCTATCTTATTTTCTGATATGTCGTCGTATAGTTCTGTCTTAATTTGCTCTTCTAATTGTTTTGTATCGTATTGTGTCTTGATGTATTGTCTTGCTTCCTCTATTGTAGCAAAATCAGTTGGTTCTTTATCAATGTAAACAACCTGTTTATTTGACATCTCGATAAGATGTCCATTACTGAACTGTTGTCTAACAACAGCTATACCAGTAATATCTTCTGATAACTTCTTACTAAACTGGTTAAAATGCATTATGCGTATCCGCGATCCATCTTAACATAACCAGGCTTCATCGAGTCTGGTGTAGCATACTCTTTTTTTAATTTCTTTTTCTCATCTGCGATGTTCATCTTTTGGCCAGAGGATGATGGCTCTGATGGCAATCTAGCAGGACCCGCACCTGAAGGGTTGTATGGATCATTCTCCATGCAAGAACACTTCTTAGCAGCTTCTACTAGATCATCATCTAATCCTAACTGATGTGCATCTACTTTTGAGATAGGGTTAAACATTATTCTGCTTGAGGCTCTTCTGAAGTTTCTACTTCGGGCTCTTCTACAGCAACTTCTTCAGAAGCTTCTACTTCTACTTCTGCATCTGTTTTTTCTGCAGTCTCTTCAACTTGTTCTGTAGCGAACATGTTTTGAGCTACTGATACACGTAAGTCTTCTAACTTATTAGATACTCGTGTTGCCATCTCTGCATTAAATGCTGCATCAATAGTTGACGCATCACCTTCTACGATAGCACTGATTAGATCTTTAACGCCTTGTGTCATTGTGTTTCTCCTTATTGTTGTCCAATACCTGGTAATACTGGATTAGGACCTTGTGAGGCCACATCTTGCATTCTAGGCTGTTGAGGCAGTTCTGCTGCCATCAAGTCAGTCTCTTCCTTAATCTCTTTTTGGATCTCTTCGATCTCTTTGTCAGTTTGTTTCAACACGAACCTCTTAACATAGTTCATGCTATAATATGTACCGACATGCTGTTGGATCCTGTTTAAAGACTCCAATCGTGTATTTAAGATCTCAGTTTCTTTTAACTCTGCAAAGTGGTTGTCTTCTTGGAAATCAAACCGTATATCTTGTGAGATCTCTTCCCATTCGTCAGGTCTAATGATGTTCTTAGCTATTAACTGGACTCTTAAAGCCTCAGAGAATAATACTGAGAACCTACGTCTAAGTCTCTCGATGAACTTATTAAACTTGACTTCATCTCGAGTAATCTCGTTAGTTCTACCAAGACTGAACCCTTGATCAGGTTTCATCCTTGAAATTGGTACGTTCAAGCATTGGTATAACTTATTTTGGAAATAATTGATGTCATCGATCTGTCCGAGATTTTGACCGCCTGACAAGGTTGTGATCTCTGTACCCTTGCCGCCCTCTCTTCGTGGCATCCAAAAGTCTTCCATCATAGAGAGGTGTTTACGGTTGTCTCGTACTTCGCCTGTTGCGGCATCGTAGACAATCTTATTCCTATACTTATTCATGATATCATTGACGTACTGCTCAGCTTTAAGCTTTGGTAAGTTACCTACGTCAATGTAAAATATACGTCTTTCAGGTGCTCGCGATACACGGTAGATTACCAATGAATCTTCGATCATCTTCAACTGGTTAACTGGCTTGATAGCCTTGTGTAGATGGCCTAACATCGTGTTAGAGTTTGCATCTACTAAACCAGAAGGACAATAGATTACCGAATCAATCGATAACTTAACGCCCTGACTTGTATTCTCGTTGATACCTTTATCGTTGTAGATATAGAACTCATCTATACTCTTAACGACGTCGATACCTTTATCGTTCTTACCCTTCTTGATATTCTTGATCCTACGGATCTTACGTGGATCAACAAATCGTAATTCTTGGATACCCTTAGAGATATCCGTCTCGTCTAACAAGATGTGATAGTATAGTCTACCATCAACATACCATGATCTAAATATATCATGGCCTTTAACGTCAAACTTATAAAGCTTAAGTATGTTATCAAACTCTTCTGTGATCTTCTTTTTAATACCTGAAGATAAGTTAACGTCGTCAAGTACTACCTCGACCGACTGTTCATCAGAGTTAACTACTATAGCTTCACTACAGATGTCTTCTACAGCAGTATCGCAGTCACCATACTGAGAGATCTCTCTATAACGACGTATTAGGTCGTTCTCATTTTTAATGACGCCTTCAAGATCTACAGTCATGCCATAATAGGCAGCTGCAGCACCTAAAGTTGATATAAGCGTTGAGCCATCATCGACTGATGGGGAAACAATGTCTCCCCCAGTCTTTTTAAGTTGCTTCTTCTTTATCTCAAATCCAAAGATTTCCATGATATACCTCTAATTATAAATTTCCAATTAAATTGGAAGTGGGAATGTACCAACTGGAGTATTAACAGCAACGTTAACACCAAAGTTAGAACCCTGTGTACTTGTATCAGATGTCCAGTAGTTGTAAGTAAAGCTTACATCAAACATTTCCATTTGGTTAACTGCGTCATAGTCAACTGTGATCACGCCAATTTCTGTTGGGTATGCATCGTGGAACTTATAGCTCTTAACGATAGCACCGTTACGATCTAACTGGTGAACTCTTAAGTCCACTTGATAGTCTCGTGGGTTTGTACGACCTTTTGTTTGGCTATGATTTTGTACGCCATCTGACCATTTTTCCATAGAATTTCTGATAGAGAATGTTGTGTCGTTATAGATGGATACGTTCCATGGTGCGAATATCCTTTCGCCAGCAAAGTTAACAGCCCGACCTCTGTATTGGATAGCCACGTTCTCTACTGTAGAAGCTGGCAATTGAGCAGCTTTACATAAGAACTGGGATTGTAAACCAACAACAGTACCAGCAGTTACATATGAAGGAAATGTTAATTCAACACGGAACTGATTAGGGCGGGCGCCGCCACCAATCAACTGTGCTTTAAAATCGCTAATGTTTGCCATATTTTATCCTTTATTTTTTTCCTATTGTTATTTATATG